GGGGGAACTCCACCGGAAGCGCCGTCCAGTGCTCATCCAGTTCGTAAGCCACAGGTCACGCCCCCTTCTTCTTCGCGGCGGCCGCAAGCTCACGACCCCGCGCCTTCCACGCCTCCACCAGGACCGGCTGATTATTCATCGCCGTACCGTAACGACGCCACAACTCCTGCAACGTCGGAACATCCTGCGCGTCAGCAACCAGGTTGTAGATATTCTTCTCATTATCCGACAGGGCAGCCAGCGGGTCCGCCGTGGGGGCCTTCGGGCGCTCACCGTCACCCTCATGCAGACCGAGGTCAACTGGCACGTCGTCCACGACCACCCGCGCCTTAAGCTGGTCAACCACGTTCCACTTACCATTCAGGGCCTTCGCCAGAGACAGGACCGCATCACTCAACGGAACCTTCTCGTGGTCCCAGTTCTGCCAGCCAAACGCATCCTCAAGGGCGCGCTCAACCGACGCGACAGAACCACGGACCACCATCCACGGGGCGTCGTATCCGCCCCCAGCCTTCATTGTCACCGTCACCTCAGCCGGGGTATCCACGGCCAGAGCAACGGCGCGACCCACGTCATCCCGCCACGGGGACTGCTCGGGAACCGTCATCACGCCACCTCCAAAAATTCGACAGGGCCAGTGATCGGCGGAATCTCACCCGCACGCTCACCACCAACCGCAGAGCAGTACTCTCGGACAGGACACGCCTTACACATCATGCCCGGCGACGCAGGGAAGATCCCCGCCTCCAAGCCGCGACCCACGTTGTTCAGCCACGTCTCCACGTAAGCATCATTCCGGGTCGTCATCGGCACCCAATCCAGGACATCACCATCCATGCCCATCCAGTACGCGGCCTTCACCACCGGCACGCCAGCCGCACGCAACTGCGCCGCATACGCCTTCAACTGGGTCGTAGACTGGGGCGGATTACCCGTCTTCAAGTCCACCACAAGCATCTCCCCATTCCCATCAACGAGAATCCGGTCAATGTACCCAACATACGGGTACCCGCCCAGGGGATGCGACACCTTCAACTCGATACCGGGAATCACCTTCCCGTCCGCAGTGTCGAACAGGGCGATCTTGTAGTTGTTAGCGGCCCGCCAGTCCAGCCAATTCTGAACCATGATCGGCCCGAAATGGCGCGCCCACTCCTCATCCTTCTTGTTCGGGCCGCCGCCCTTGCCGAGGCCAGTCTTGAGAACGCGACCGGATGCGTTGATCGTCGTGCCCGCTTCCACGCGGCGGGCCTTCTCCCGGTCGAACGCGAACGTAAACGCCTTGTTCACATCCTCATCCAACAGGGGCACATGCTTGTCCGTGGCGAGGCCAACCTCGTCAAGGTCGCGCGCTTCCGTCACCTCGTGTACCGCCGTGCCCATCATGGTCACCCAGTACGTCGCCTTGTCCAGGCCGTACACGCGGGACAGTCGCCAACGCTCAGCGCAATCACTGTACTGTGCTGCGCTGGAATAGGACAGTCGGTGGATGGTTCGCTTCTCGTCCATCCTTCTCCCTTCCAGTAGAAAGTGTGTTGAAAGTGCTCAACTCGGGTCGTTGAACATGGTCAAGCGTAACGCAAGCCCGACACGTTGCGCAAGCTGAACACACAAAAAGCGGGGGCCATGACTTATGTCACGACCCCCGCAAGGACAGTCAAACCCACACCTACAGGCCGAAATGCGCGCCAACCGCCGCCGCGCTCACGTGGGAAAAATCAGCCACAGGCTCACCGTCATCACCCACGAACGGGTCACGGATCCACCACTTATCCACGCCCTCGCGGCGAGGAACTAGCACCATCGCATCCGCGTCCCGGTCGTAATCAACAACCAGGTCTGCGCCAAGCAACCGGCGTAGCCGAGCCGCAACCCTGCGCCCCGCCTCGGACACTGGCTTCCCCTGCTCGATAGCCGCCAGCGCCCGCAGGCCTGTGCGGTAGTGCGAGTTTCGAGGTTCCTTCGCGTGCATCACCCACGGCGTAGCAAGCGGGAAACGTTCGGCCGAGCGGCGGCCTCCGACGCGCTTAACGAACCGGCTCCACATGCTGATGGTGGTCTCGATCCCGTACTTCTCTCGGTACAGGTCCACCATTTGTGGGTAGGTCCATTCTTCATCGAACAGTAGCCGGTAGGCCTCGTCCTCGTCCGCGACCTTGGTTGGTTGTGCCATTGTGTATCACTCGCTAAAGATGTTGGTAATGACCGCCGTGCTCCAAACATTACCACATTGCAAGCCTGACGCAAAACCCGACCGCAACGTGAATCCAATCACGTTAGCGTTGGCGTGTGGAAAAGCCTAGAAAACGCAACCAAAAGCCACCCCCACAAGCCAACCTACCGCGCGTTAAGCTAAGCCACCCTACGCGACGCCACACGCCGCACAGCACGCGCCCCACGAAACACGCCACCACACGACAAACACCGAAAACACTCAAACACGCTCACAGCAGTCACCGCCTCACCACACGCCTCATGCTCAGCGCCACCACACGACGGACACGACAGGCCCTCGCCCCCAGTCCACACGCCAAGGTGAACAGCCGACGACAACCACGGACGCAACCGATCAAACAACGCCTCGGTCAGCTCGACGTCGCCACGGTTGTAGGTTTCCATGCGCATCCACGCATCCCTGTCACCCTCCATACAAGCAACCCACAGACCATGCCCCTCGTGCGCCACCTTATGACCCAAGCCGAGGCGAGACGCCACGTAATCCAACTTGTTCGACGGGAACTTAAACTCCCGACGCACCACCGGCAACAAGTCAATATTCCGATACGGGCGAGGCTTACCCAACCCCGCCAACACAAACTCACGATTCAGATGCTTCACGTCATACTTGATCCCATTGAACGACACCAGCACGTCGCACTCGTCGAGCAGCCTCCACGCCGCCTCAACCATCGCCTCATGCCCATCCTTCTCCACGGACCAGAACATCGTCTGCGAATCCCCATACCACTTAGCCGCAAAACAAATCATGCGGCCATCCTCAACGATCTGGTTCAACCCAACGTTCTGATCCCACAAGCCCCACACGTGGGCGATGGTCGGACTGCACTCAATGTCCAACGTCAAAATGCGAGCACCATTGCCCGCATTAACCCTCGCGCCCGACGCAGCAACCGGCGCGTTCACACGCTCATGCACACTCTTAAGCGACCCCATAACAACAACACTCCCCCCTACGATGCGCCGACAAACTCGACCGAGCTACCTCAAAACCAGCCGCACGCAACGTCCGACGCAAACCAGCCGACGACTCCGACGGATCATCCAACGCCCCAGAAAGCCACTCAGCGTCCTCAGAATCCAACGAACGGATAAACGCCCCCACCTTGCAGGAACGTCGCTCCGTGGGCCTCACAGACCCCTCAACGGCCCCGTGTAGCTCACTCAACCTCGCCGCCACAACACATCACACTCCAAAACAGCAAACCCACACAACAACAAGGGGGGGCGCAACCACACGGCCACGCCCCCCAAGCACGTCAGAACTCATCCTCCAACGCACGCGGAACCTCAGGCACAGGCGGAGCATCCACCCCATCAGGCAACAACTCCACCAACGCATGACCCCAACGCCACACGCGATGCGCCCAATCCAACGTCGCACGCAACCGGCGACCCAACGTGTCACGCTCCACCTCAAGCGACGCCACACGCTGCGACAACCCATCAACCTCATGCTCCAAACGATCCACCAAGACCTTCAAAGCATCAAGGTTATGATCCGCACGCTTCGTCACCAACGTCGCCAACACGCCACCAAGACCACCAAGCGCCGCCCACAACGCAGGCGACGCCAACAACTCGATAACCATCAGCCCTCCTCAGCATCAACCTCCGGGCCATGCGCCGCCAACCACGGCAACCACACACGGAGAAACGCCTCGACTTCCGGCATCGCCATCACCCTAGTGACCGTCGCACACACGCCCAACACGACAGCAGCCCAACCAGACGCCTCAGCGGCACTCACACCAGCCTGCGCAAACACCAACGGCAACAACGCCGCCAAAGCAACCGCAACCTGAAACACCGTACGCACCACCGCACGCCACGGAAACACAGTCTGCGACGACAAACCCTTCATGCTACCTCCTTCACAGCACGCAAGACACCCTGCGCGTCCTGCTCCAACACCACGCGGCCAACGACCAGGTGCCCCTGGTCATCGAACGCGCTACAACCACCATCCAGGCGAGTGCGCACGACGCCTGTACACATCGCCCCCTGGTCGTCCATAAAGTAATGGTGGCCGCCCTCAGACAGCCACCCAGTACGCATCACACCGTTGTCTTCGAGGAAGTACCACTTGCCCTTCACCTGCTGCCATCCGACGCGCATCTTGCCGTCATCGCCAAGGTAGAACCAGTTCTCACCATCCTGCACCCAGCCAGTCTCCATGACACCAAAGCGAGTGTCATGCGTGGGATGCAGGTAATACCAAGTGCCATCCTCGATCACCCAACCGGACTTGAGCCAACCCTTCTCATCCGCAAGGAACCACTGGTCGCCAACCTGGAACCAGCCCGTCTCCCACGAGCCATCATCCTTGCGATACCACCAGCCGTTACCTTCCTTCACCCAACCAGGGCCTTCCTCCTCGCCCAAGTGGTCATACCAGTACTGCGCGCGAGACATATACTGATCGGCCAGTTCATCACGCAACGCCGCCGGGCAAGCAGTACTAAAGAAATCCGAATGAGGGAACACGTTCCCACGCCACTCAGGGCGACCCAGGCCATACGCCGCACAAATAGCCGCCGTCAAGTGAGCGCCAGCCTCGACAGTCTCATCCGAAATAGCCCAACCCGTAGACGGGCCACCAATGTTCGCATGCTCAATGCCAATAGACTGGCAATTCGCAGCCCAATTACCCGCATGATACGCCGTATCCGAATCATGCACATACTGGCACACAGAACCGTCCGCATCCACATTGTAATGCGCAGACGTGCCATTCGACACGAAAGCCCCATGCACACCCTGGTGACTCATACGGATACCCGCATTGTGGTGCAACATCACATACTTCAACGCATAACCACCACGGCCCTGCGTGAAATTAGACGACCAGATATCGTAATCCGCACTCAAGTTAATGTAATCCACAACAACCCCCTAGAAAAAAGTCAGTCAACAACCTGCCACAATGCCGGTGCCTTATCCGGCGCAAGATCATCAGTCGAATTATGATCCTGCAAACAACGCCACACACGCCCCGCGTGCTGACACTGATCCCCCTCGCCAATGAGCATCCCAGACGCCCACGGCTTATAGTCGCCAACAACAACCTTGCCGTCGAGACATTTCATCCAACCGCGCCAAAACTCCACCGGCCCCTGAGTGAACGGGGACAGCCATTGGCCCGACACATTCTTCCACTCCACACCAGCAACCAAAACACGCTCACCAGGGCCAATAGTTGCAGACAACTCCAACTTCGACACATCCTTAGCTGGCTCACGCTTCACCGCCTCCGCGTAATCCGCCGCAGCCTGCACCGCCGCAGCCTGCGCCGAAGCCACCGCATCCCTGCGAGCGAACTCCAACATCACATCCTGATACAAGTCCGCCAGCTCAGTGTCAGAAAGCCCCTGCAACTTCACATCTTCCAACACAGACAAACAACCACCCCTCACATACTAACCGGGAAAGCAACCGTCATAAAACGGTTATAGGAACCATCCTTGGTGAATGTTGCAGATCCACCATTCCCACGACCGTAAATCCCCCACTCAACCTGTGGAGCAACATTCGCATCAATGATGCCAAAGTTAAACAACGCATTAGACTGCTGATCCGCGCCACCACTATTAAAGGCCGAGCGGACAGTGCCCGCGCCCTTAACCCACAAGTACAAATCAACATCGCCCGTCGTATTCGCCCAGCCAGTCACAAACGACAGCACCATACGCCTATACGGGCGCACCGGAAGATTGGCCGAATAGTACTTGTAATACTGGCCCGAGGCGACAGAATATGACGCCCCCGAGGCGGGATAGTCCTGCGAGTCCAACTCAATCTCATTCAGCGCCCGCAAGAGCCACGAACCATCACCGGCCTTCGATCCGTCAGCCTTATACAACTGGCCCAAAATGTCCAGATAGGCCGGATTGGAAACCGTGGGGGCGACCCCGTGTTTCGCCAAGTCGTCAATCGCGCCCTTAGCGCCAGCGGCCGACGTCGCAACCTGGATAATGCCCGCCGTATTAAACGCGCGCGCCAACCCCGGCAACAGCGGATCGTTAAACTCGGGCAGCTTAACGCCCTTCAAACTATTCTCAGTCATACCCAACCTCCACGCAACACCCCCACTACAGGGGGCAAACAAACTCCAACTCAAAACGGTAGTCGCGAACACGCGACGTACCATTCGTCTTAATGCCCAACGTCATCCGTTCCGACGTCTTAATGTCAACAAGGCCCGTAAACTGGGGCGTCGCATACTCGCCGCCAGGGCCAATAGCGTACCCATACAGGTCGCCCCAATCGGCATCCTTCGCGTCCCCGCGCAACAACGCCACCTCAGTCAGCGTGTCCCAGGTTTCAGACCGGACGCACGCCCAGCCCGTCACCCGATACCGGCCCGCCTTCGGAACCAGCAGCGAGTCGCCGTCCATCACTCTGATCTGTGAACCACGCGCCGACGCATCAGGCTTCAACGGCGCACGCAACACACCCTTCTTAGGGATGGGCATGTTCACCTCGCCCGACGTCATGCGGTAGTAGGGGGCTGCAACCAACTGCTCCCACGACACCGAGAAATCCTTGCCAGCCGAACCCCTAAACTCTCCCTTAACGCCGGTTGGCGTAAGCGAGACAACCGAATCAATCCGGCTTGTTCCGGGCCAAATCCCCGACGAGAACTCCACATAGGGTCCCCTCGCGGGATGCGCCCCCATCTCCACCGCCGAGGAAGTCCCCATCGCCCGGACAGTAGAACCCGTAATCGTCTTACCGGTCAGATTCTCGGCAATAAGGTCACCAGAAATAACAGCGTTTTCAGCCCGCAACTTCGACACAACAGTCTCATCAAACCTTGCGACCTTTGCGGACAATTCCTTGGAGGCAACAATCTTATCCGCCGTGACCGAACCGCCCGCAATCAGATTCCCACCAATCGTCGCATTTCCGGCGACACTCAGCAAGTCAGTCCACATCTGCGCAGACGCCACCACATCATGCGCAACGACTTTAAACGGAAGCCAACGCGACCCATCCCACCGCAAATGACGATTAACAGACCCATCCGAGTTAAGCACCTCATACACGGCCCCCATAGGCGGGAGATCGGTAGATGAATAACGCTGAGGAGGCGGCTGCTCACTACGAATAAACATGTTCCGCGCCCTATCCGTCACCAACTGGGCGCTAGAAAGATCAGTCCGCAACACGGCCAACTCCCGCACCGTCTGATTCCGAGCCTCCTCCAATTCACGCATCGCACGAGCAGCCTCACCCTGCGCAGCGCGGGCAACTTCCCCCACCTCACGCACATGACGCCCCTCAGCGCCCGCATACACGAGTCCACCCTCAGCCGTAGACGGGCCAGCATCCAACACGCCAGACGGCGCGCCCTGCGCGTCCACCTGCACGCGCACATCCGACCCGGCCTCAAACACGCCGCCACCAGACGGCACATTCACCACGTTCCCCGACTCGCCAACCTCCACGCGAATCGTCCCATTCTCACCAGCCCCAACAACCCTGCCAGGAACCCCAGTCCCCAACGAGGCAGCGGGGGTAGGAGCGTCCAACCAGAAAGACGCCTTACCAGCCAACTACACCACCTTCTCCCGCACGTCAACACGCATCGTCTGCGCGCCGCCAGAAAAGTCCATCACCAGACCAGTCACAACCCCGGCAACCACCTCGCCGTCAGGGGTGCGCACCTGAATCAGATCACCCAAATCCAGCCGGAAGTCCTGGACAATCCTGAACGACCTCTCATCACCACTCGACGTCGTTTCACGCATCGCACGATCAGCGGCCGCAACAATCTCATCCTGCGACCCGGCCTGCACCTGCAACACCTTATGCACAACCCCATACAAAGCAGACGCGCGAGGCCCCGCATCAACCTCCACCGTATGCGACAAACCCCCCGAATGAGACTTGTCACCAGATGCCGAATTAGACACCGCCGTCCACTTATTCGGCACCGCATGCGACGCCTTCCGAGACTCAGACAGCAGTAGGTCCTCACCCGAATACGAGGCCACCACGCCACGCCGAGTCGAATCCACCACATGCAACATGTCATCCACGCTCACGTAAAAGCGCAGGCCATACATGTCAGCAAGTTTCCCCAACGCCTCCACGCGGCGATTACCCCACGACAAGCCACCCGGCAACACGGGATCGTCACACTCGAATACCGGCACCAAATGCGGGGCACACAACCGCTCCACCTCGCGACTCAATGTCGCCTTCGGATCAGGAGACGTCGGGAACGGGAAATCGTCATCCACGAGGCGCTGCAACAACGAATACGCCGTTACTTTGACCGAACCCGTCGTCCCCGCGTCCCACGTCACCTCGTGCAACAGGAACGATCCCCGGTCCACCACGAACGGGGCCACCCCATCCGGGGCCACATGCACCAGCAGACGCACCACCTGCCCGTAAGGGGCGAACGGACTCCACTCATCCACCGGCACCCAATCAGGGGACAACGTAAACGACAGACGCTCCCGCGCCGCCCGACCAGACGACAGCTCCAACTGGCCGCCCTCCACCGGCACGTCATCCGCCAACACCACACTGCCACGCATCGCCTTCACCGTCGCCCACACTCGACAAGGCAGCGTCAGCACGTCAACACTCAACTCCTCGGGAGACCTCACCGGACATCCCCCATCTGGGCAAGGACATCCCATACCGTCCAGTTGCCCCACTTGCGGCCCTGGGACATGGCGTCCCCCCACGTCGCAGACGGCACGACCATGCCGTCCAAACCCCACTCGCCCCTCGGGCCAGAGTAGGGCTGCATCGTCCACTCCACGTCAATCTGACGATCACCGTCAGGGGACAGTCGGTCGTACCGGGCCGACTTGACCAGGACGCACCGGACGCCCTCTACTCCTTTTGCGGGCTGACCCAACGCGATCAACGTCAACCCCGGGGCCTCCAACACGTCCCGCACCTGACGAACCCGCTCAGGCGTATCCACCACAAACCTCGACGACCCAGACAGCTTGCCCCGCTTGAAGCGGACCACGCCGTTCTCGTACTCGCTCACCTGGTTCTCCCAGCGCAGCGGGTCTCCCGTGTCCTCATACAAGTCCACGAACACGCCACGGCCACTCTGAGGAGCAACCACTGCACCACCATCCGCAACGCCGTTAGCCGTCCTCGTCAGCCACACAGGGCCAAGCACGCGCCCATCCGGCAAAGTCAACGTGTACTGCACCGGCTCACCAACCGGGGCCATCACATGAGAGAACACCCACGGCGAAAAGTAAAGATCCTGCCAGCGCTGCTTAATAGTGCATACCAGCTTCCCGTCCGCCTTAAGGACTCCCGGCGAACCCACCACGAAAGTGGGCAACCCCGTCACGCGGTGAATAAAGCCACGAAACGTCGGCACAGCCATAGTTAAAACACCTCCAAAAAGGCCCCCAGACGGGCGG